CCGCGCCCCGTCTCGGTCGGCCTGGTGCACTCGCTCGAGGTCAATGTCTAGCTCGCGCATGCGCACCTGAAAGGCCTGCTCGGCCTCCTTGAGCTTGGCCAGCGCATCGGTGCCTCCTGTGGCCAGCGCGGTGGCAATCTCGGACTCAGTGCCATCAGGCTTGCCCAGGAGCTTGTCGCTGATGGCCGAAACCGCCACGCCCGCCAGCGGGCCTCCCAGCGCGGTGGCGATGCCAGGCGCAACGGCGGCAGCGAGCTTTTTCCAATCGTCCTTGCCCCAAGCCATCACGACTCCATGAGGTCAGCAATCCGCCGCGCCCAGCCACGCGAGAACGCCGGCCAGTTGGTCAGGCCGGTCATGAACCGCAACCTCTGGGCCAGCATGCGCATGCGCAGCGCGTTGGCGTCCTGAGCGTAGGCGGCGGCCAGTGTCTGCGGCCCGATGACGCCATCGGTTTCTACCCCGAGCGCACGCTGCAGCCATCGAGTGGCCTGCGCCGGCCCGCTGTTGACTGCGGCGTCGAAAGTCGCGTAGCGCACACCAGGCGGCAGGTCATCGGCCCGGATCGGCTTCCAGTATTTTTCGAGGTAGATCCGCTGCGCCAGCTCCAGCGGCAACTCGCGCATGTCGCCCTTATAGCCCGTCTCCCTGGCCACGGCCTCGGTGACGCCGTAGCGGGTTTTGCCGCCGGGGTCGTCGGGGTGGTCGCTGAACTCGCCTTCGTGGCCGAGCAGCAGGGCAAATGCGGTTTCGAATTTCATGGTTTTACTTTGAAGTGAAGCCAATTCTTGCCGGCGTATAGATTGACAATCCACTAGACGACCCAGCAGAATCATTAAATGTCACGCCAGTAGGAATTCCGCCGCCTGGCTGCTCGTCTTGTATTGTGTAAAACATTGCATAGTAACGGTTCTTTGCATAGACAACCCTGACCCAATAATATATTTGCGTCAACGATGCAAGCAAATACGAATGCGCTACAGATGATCTGAATTGCACAAGCGGCAATTGAGGATTTGATAAATATATGCTGCCGGCAATCGTCCCTTGAACATATGATTCAGTAAATGCGCCGCTAAAAAAGTTTCTAGACCAAGCAGGAGCGGTTGCCAAGCTAACCCGCCTAATCTTTTGCCTGCTAACAATGACGTTGTTTTGTGGAAAGCAAACATTAAGTTGCCCGACAAATGCGCGCCTTGGATCATCTGAAATTACGGTAAGTCCACCTTCGCTAAAGGTTGCTGTAAAAGAAGCTCCAAAACCTATAAACGAATCAATAGATCCATTAGGCAATTCTGTATCCACTTGAGGATCAAAAGCATAATTGCTTATTGCAAGGCTGCAAATTCTGCCGTCATCTGGATGATATTCCGCCGCAACTACACCAGTTGCAGACGTAAACGTTGCCCCAGATTGATAAATCCATTGCATATAGCCGTATTGCCAGTTGCTCATAAAGGCAAAAATGGCTTTAGGCTGCGTTGGATGAAACGATACCTTAATGCAATAACCAAAATGCGGATTGTCGTTTGTGTCTCGAATTACCTTGTAAATCTTTTTGCCACTTGATGAAAGCAGCGGCCCACTGGAGGCATCCGTCAAATGAACAAAAGAATTTCCAGTCGCTTCATTGTCTACCCAAGGAGAGGTTTCGTCAAACCTGTTCTGCGTACCTATTGCAACAGATAACTCATACACTTTTGTCAGTGCATTCGTTGCCAAGTCTTTTCGGTAGATATATAGCGTTTCATTCAGAGACTGTGAGTTTCCGCTAACGGCTTCTTCTTTGTTAATTGCGGCAAAGTATAGTATTTGCCTTCTTTCCGATCCTATTTGCTCATTATAAACCGCGCCACCGCAAACGTGCCATTGTTGAAAATAGTTTGCATACGAATCTTTTGATGCCAGCCAAGCATAGAATTCAGGGCTTGTGCAATCAATTGTTGTGTCTCGAAACACTACATATGGGAAGTTATATGGATCGCCTTCCATCCTCCATGACACTGAACCAGTCTGGCCAATCCACACAACATCGCCGCCCCACCATAAAGTATTTAAGGTAATTTCAGGGCTTGCTTGATATCTTATTCCTGGACCGCCAAAATAGTTAATTACTGGTCCGGGAGTTATTTGACTAACGTCAAAACTATCAAATGGTAAAACTTTTCCATAATTAAAAAAAGCGTTTTGACATGGATTTGGATTGCTCATAAACCCAATAATGCGCGGCGTGCTCCAACTCTGCGCCATGAACTGCACCACCACCGCATCGCCGACCTCGAAAGCCGTGCCGTTGCAGTCCTGATAAACAATCGGCACGTTGGTGAGCGTGCTGGTCTGGTTGACGTCAAATTCGATGTTGGCCAGCCCGATGTCGGCAATGCCGCCGGAGCTGGACTTCGCTTCATCCAGCGCCACATCGGCCGTGTCGCCGTTGATAGCAGTGATGACGCCGCTGCGGTACGTCGGCTTGAACTTCTGCCAACCTGGCAGGATTGCCACGTTGTAGTAGGCCTGCGGTGCCGTCATCAAGGCCCGCATGCGCAGATCGCCATCGGCATCGACTGGTGCCCTGCCTGCTGGCGCAATCAGCACCGTCTTGGGCTCGTTTGGAATCTCCAGCGTGGCCACCGTGCCCGATGCGCCCTCGGTGTAATCCGCGCACCAGGCGTTCAGCGTCAGGCTCACTCGGTAGCTGTTGAGATCGTCAATCTTGCGCAGGTTGTTGGCCTTTGAGCCCTGCAGCTTGCCAAGCGCCACAGTCTCCCTGCGCAGGGCCTCCTCCTTGGCCACTTGGTCCAGCTTGGCGGTTTCCACCGGAGGCAGCAGATTGGGCGCGCTGTTGCCCGCGACGTAGGCATTGATCGCAGCTGCCAGCGCGGCATTGCTGGCGTTGAGGGCGGCCTGGGCCGTGTTTACTTTGGCCTGCTGCGCTGCAATCTGTGTGTCTAGGTCGGTGTTGGCGCCCGTCAGTAGCAGCAACTGCGCCGCAAGCCGGGACTCGCCGAAGTCGAGCTTAATCGTGTATTGACCAGCGCCCAGGTTAGCCAGGATCGTGCCGCGACCCATCAGGCCCGCTCCCCGACTTCCATGTAGGCATCCCCCTCGCCGACGTAGTAGTTGATGTAGGACACCACGAACTCCTCGGAGCTGGCGAACACCCGCTGCGATGGCCGCAGTAGCCAGTCAATCGAACACCGCACGCGCGTTCCGCCCTGGTTGATGCTGATGGACCTAATGCCCTGCATGATGCGGTTGTAGGCCGCGCTGGGCGTCTCGTTGGGGGCAAAGCCCGAGCTGTAGCCGCTGATGGTGCAGGTGTACCGAAACGGGCCCTGGTCGAAGGTCGTTGTCTGCACTGGCGCCGTGGCCATCTCGTAGGTCAGCGGCGTGGCCAGTCCTGGCACGTCCACCAAGCGCGAAATCTTGAACTGCGTTGCAGCATTGATGGCCGAGACGTAATCCGAGACCGCAGGCACCACGCACTGCACGTAATTGCTCAGGCCACTCTGCAGCGTGGCCTGCCAGCTTGAGATCGGCACCCGCACTAGACCGCTTGGCGTGGTGAGATCCATCACGTAGTAGGTCGTCGCGTCGCCGATAACCGAAGTGAAATCGTGCGTGGCCAGCGGATTGGCTGCGCCGAGCATGGATGGCACATCGGCTCGTGCAAATGTTATTATGTTACCTACAACAGAAACATTTGACAATACTCCAGAATCAGATGAAATTGCATTTATCTTGTCAAACTCTGGAAATTCTTCTGTTGCCGGCGTGAAATTGCTTGTGTATCTGCCAATGCCCTTTGTAACTCTTAATTCGTCAATGTAACCATTTTTCCGCTATTCTTTGAAATAGCTACATGATGCCAGTTGCCATCTCTTAAATCACCAGATGATGTAACAGTTGCACTGACGTTTGCGCCAATCCAGAACTCTATATTTCCAGAATTGTTAATAAATAGTTGGTAACCATTATCTATTGAGCTTGATGGATTTCCACTATATGCATCAATAATTGCGGCATTACCAATCGTGCATCTTATCCAACATTCTATTGTAAAATCATTCGTTGAAAATCTAAACGAATCTAAAGATGTTGTAATAGATAAATAGTCTTCAACTGAATCTAGACTGTTAAAAAAACCATTGCCGCTGCCAAATTTTGGCGTAACATTGCTAATTTTCGCACCGCCGTTTGCTGTGACGGTTTTGGTAGAAGATGAAGAATCTAAAAAAGAAGTAGAATTATTTGCCCCATTCATATGGAGCAACAAAGAAACATCTGAAAAATAAATGTCTGTCGACATTACATCAACCAAGTGTTGCGCTTACCAGCTTCACAGGCCCGCCACTGACAATCGAAAGCGTGTTCAGGACCAGCTTGCCGCTCACGGCCGCCGTGCCGGCCTGGGTCGGCAGGCTCAAATGAACGACGCCATCGGAATCAGTGAACTCGCCGTAGGCCGCCGTTCCGGTCGCGTCTGCGCTGGTGTCTTCGGCTGCCGTGACGTCAAAGGTGAGCACGCCTGTGCCTGAGCTAACCGTGCCGCATGGGTCGGCCAGCGGGATGTTGGCCAGCAGCACGTCGGCAGAGTCGCGGATCTTGAGCCGGCCTGCAGCGGAGCCGGCGTCGATCAAGGTACGAAAAGCCTTATGCGCCTCCTCCTTGGCCTTGACGGAATAGGTAGCAACTGATGGGACAGCCATTTCAATCTCCTGATAGTTTCGACTTGACCAGCAGCGTCAGCGTCCCGGTGCTCTGGGTTGAAGCATAGGCCTCTGGGGCCGCTAAAAAAATGCCGGTGGGCACAGACTGGGCCTTCGACGCAATGGCCCAGACGAGCGTGATTGTTTTGTCTGCCTGGGCCAGGCCAAAGTCGTTGAAGACGGCACCGCCGTCCAATGTGGCGATGCGGGTCACGCGCCGGCGCGCTTCGCCGAAATCGGACTGCTCCGAGTTGACGTTCAGCTCAATGACGCCGAGCGGGTCAAATGTTGTGGTGCTCAGTCGGATCAGCATGTCAAGTCCCCACAAGCAGCTCGAGGCCGTCTTGGTTCACGCGGGTCTGGATGGTCTTCAGAATCTCCCACATGAACGCCTCCAGGTGCGGCTGCAGGCCCTTGCCGTCGATCTGGATCAAGGCGTTGCCTCGCTGGAAGGACGCGGTTCTGGCGTTGTTCAGATCAATCTGAGATTCGATCAATGTTCTTTGCAAATCTAATGCTTCTCTTCGTATCTTGTTTTCTATTTCTAATTGATCTGTAATAATCTCCAACTTCCTGAGATTGTCGGGTCCACCGATATTAGCAATAGCTCCAAAAAGGCTTTGTATTACCCCGCTTGATGATTCGACGGTTGTTGCAAGAGCTTCAATTGCTGACTCAAATTTCTGAGCATCCGCAACCGCCTGGGCAATCTCCAGTTTGACGCGCGCCTCAATAAATTTAATGCGCTCGTTGGATGCGATGCTTTCCAGCTTGACGGCGTAATCCTGGGCGGCCTTCGTCGTGTCCAAATACAGCTTTTGCTCTGCGAGCTGCTGCTTCGCAAGGTCTGCGCTCTTGTCTTTGACCTTGACCTTTGCGGTGGCCAGCTCTTGCGCAGATGCGACCTGCGCGAGCATTGCCTTTTCTTCGTCGCCGAGCGCTACGGCAAGGCCGGTGCTTGAGGCGGTCGTTTTCTTGGTGGCAGTATCTAGCCCCAAGAATTTTGGCACCAAGCCATCGACAGAGGCGGCGGCCTTGTCGAAGGATTGGCTGATGGCAGTTTTGAATCTGTCTGCTTCATCACTGTTTCTCTCTATGGCCTCGGCAAGGGTAATGTTGCCCTTTCTGAAATCACTCAGCGTGCCGGACGTTGAAACGATAGCGGCAACAGCCGTGCCCAACGCTTCGGCAAATAGCACAATGGCGGCAGTTGACCCGGCGACAATGACCGTAGTGCCCTCAATTGCTTTCACAAGCAATCGAAATGCCCCAGCGTCTCCGATGGTCACCTGCGCATCAGTGATCGAATTCTTGAGCCTTGCTAGCTCATTGTTGAAACTGCTGAAATCCGCCGACCCGAATTGAGTCTTGAGCTGTTCCGCTACCTTGACCAGCTCGGGGATACCGATTTTGCCCTTGGAGATCAGGTCGAAAAATTCTTCATTGGTGACGCCCAGCGAGTCGGCGAAAGTGTTGAAGAACCCCGGCAGACGCTCTGCAACAGACTTCAGATCATCAAGCTCAAACTTGCCCTTGCTGACGCCCTGCGCAAGCTGCGTGAACGCGCCGGCCACATCTGCGCCGCTTGTCCCCAAAGCGGCAAACGCCGTGGCAAACCCTTCGAAAACCTTGCGCGAACCTTCGCCTTCGGCCGCCGTGCCCTTGGCCGCAGCTGCAAACGATGCGTATGCCCCAGCCGCACCTCGAACCTCAATGCCAAGCCGGTTGGCCGTGCTGGTGATGAAGTCCAGCTCCTTGTTCGCCGCGTCGGTTGACCCTGTGACCAGCTTCAGCGTGTTGCGAAACTGCTCAATCGCAACGTTGGCGTCGATGAAGTCCTTGATGACCAGCGAGCCGGCCAGGGCCTGCAGCGCAACGGTTGCAGACTGAATGCCGGCCCTGTTGCCGCCGATCTTGTCTAACTCGGCGTTGGTTTTGCCGATCGCGGTAGTGGAGCTGTCGGCATTGCGCGAGAGATCACCGAGATCCTTTTGGATCTGCGAAATTGCCGCATTGGTCTGGTTCTGACCCTTGAAAATCAGCTCAACGGTTTGCTGTATGTCGGCCATCTTGCTGCTTTTTCTCGTAGTACGCCGCCCAGATCGTCAATTCTTCGTCGGTCAAAAAACCCTGCGGGATGATATCCGGGCGATGCTGGTAGAGGTAGCCGCCTCGCTGTTCCAGGAGCGCAAGTGTCGCGCTCAGCCCTGGATCGTCTGCGAGGCGGCGCTTGGCTTTACAAGATCGGCGCCCTGGCCAGTGAGTTCGCTGATCTTGTTGGTCAGCATGAGGAACTCAATCGGGAAGGCCTCGGCCAGCTTCACGGCCGCCGACAGTTCGATCTTCGGGGCCACCGAGCCGGCCACCAGAATCTCCAGGCGCTTGGCAATCTCGCCAGGTGTGTCGCCGGCAATGCCCAGGGCCTGCCTGATGGCCTTGGCCTGGTCCGCCTTGGTGGCAATGGCCTTGACGATGCTGTCAATGCTGGACTGGCGTTTCTCGGCCTCCAGCGCGGTGTGCAGCTCGCTGGCGCTCAGGCCGCGGACTTCCCACTCTGGTGCTTCGCCTTCGTCGAAAAAAAACGCGAGCGCCTCGACGGCCACTCGCGCCTTCTTCGACTCGAACCGTGCTTGCTCGAATCGATTCAGATCAAACATCAGCCTACCTCAGTTGCGCGCTCCGTGGCGGAAATGGTGCAAGCCGCCTGGATGTTGTCGCCAGCCGGGAAGGTGCGCGAAACGCCCAGCTTGCCCTGCGTGAGCAGGTACGTCGGCGACGCCATCCTGCAGGTAGGCGGTAAAGCTGCCCTGATTGAGCGTCGAGGCCGTGGAGCCAAGCGTGGTGCCGTAGACCTGGGTGCTGGTCAGGCTGTGCGTCGTCTCAGGCGGCACAAAGTCCGACGCCAGTTGCACGTCGCTGAAGATCGGCGCGGCAAACGAGGCGTAGACACGTTTCGGCGTCGGCCCGGTGTGAATCTCCGGCAGCGCGGCCAGAAAGGTCACAGAGCCGGCGCTGTAGTTGATGTCGAACAGCGGGTAGTCTGCGCGCTCGGTGTGCGTGCCCACCACCGAGAAAATTTGCGCGCTGGTGATGACGGCGGCAGTATTTGACGTCACACGCACCTGGGCGATTTCCACGCTGTCCACGGCGATGAGCGGAGGCCCACCAGCAGCCCCTCGGGTTTCGGAGAATGCCGTGGTTGATCCGTCCGTGCCGGCGACGACTGCCACCGAGCCCGAGCTGTTGACGGTGATCGAGTTGACCTTCGACACCGCCGTAGCAGGCCGGGTGATGGAAGTGGCAGACACAGCGGCGACGGAGGTCACCACGCCGTTCAGGTTAAGCGTCAGCGCCGCGACGTCCACCGTGTTGTTGGTGGCCGCCGTTGCCGGCGTAACTGCCCCGCCCGTCAGCAGGCCGTTGGGCAACACCACGGGCGCATAGCCCGAGCGCTTGGACCACAACGAGGCCGAGCTGGTGAAGGTCGTTTCGTCGCCTGAGTTCGTCAGGGTCGTCATCGAGGTGGAGGTCTGCCCCGCCTCGTACTGG